GAAGATGTAGCCCCTTACCTTCCAGATGCTATACATAAAGAGCCTGTACGTATTGTATTTGATCGCAAAGGCGTCAAGCTTTATGACGTTATTAAAGAGGATTTAATTAAAGACTTAGATGAAGCTCAGAATTTATTTGGCGCATCTTTTAACTTAATATCCCATTATGGGTACGAGAAAAAAGGTGGAGGACCAGAGGACGAGATCCGAGGTCGAATTATGTCTAAGATAGGTTGTTTGAAGATGTTGTGTTCTCACCCAGATTTACTAAGAGCCAGTGCCAGAAAATACAACTTAGTTGATAAAACCGTTCTTTGGGAAGACGAAGACGACGACGGAACCGTTTCTATGTTTAGCCGGATGACGCCTACCTTTGGAACTAAAGGCGGTTCGGCTTACGCCTCAGAGTTAGTAAAGTCGGGTTTACTTGACGGCATTAACGACTCCCCAAAGCTTGAGTATTTAATTAGTTACGTTAAAGATTTTCTAGATCTTAACCCAGCTAACAAGGTGGTTATATTTGCCACCTATGTAGATATGTTAGACATGATTGCTAACGGCCTTGGACCAGAGCAATGTAGAAAATACTCAGGCAAGTTAGATGCCAAGAGTAAAGAAAACAATAAAATTGCTTTTAACACCGATCCAGAAGTTCGTGTATTGATTAGCTCAGACGCGGGGGGCTATGGTGTAGACCTGCCAGCAGCTAATTTGCTAGTCAACTATGACTTGCCATGGACCTCTGGTGGAGCTGTGCAACGCAATGGTCGTATTATGAGAGCCTCATCTACATGGCCTTCAATTGTTATTCAAGATTTAATTATTGCCGGATCTATTGAGGAGCGCCAGTACGAGGCCCTACAGCAGAAGAACGCCTTAGCAAGCGCGGTAGTCGACGGCGAGGGTATTGATGACCAAGGTGGAATACCCATGAACGTAGGAAGCCTTAAAGAGTTCCTGTATATGGCTACTGTTTAGCCGTATTGCCCTGTACAATTGATGGATGCCTAACGCACCTAAGACCCCGACGCGTACCATACGTGTCCCTGACGACCTCTGGAAGGCCGTACAGTACAAGGCAGCCAAAGAAGGTGTAACTGTTACCTCAGTCATTATTGAGGCGCTAGAGGCCTACTCAAAAGGTCGTACTGACCAGTAACTTGACACCTGTCAGTGGGCAGGTATAAGTTTTCCTTACGTCGCTACAGGGCACAAGTGCTCTAAGCTAAACAAAGGAAAAGCATGAGTCTACTCGATATAAAATCTAATCTACGTCAGTATCTTTCACTTAAAAAAGAAGTTGAAGTATTAACAAAACGACAGGACGAATTAAAGTCTCGTCTTAAATCTACAGTTGAATCCGCCGGTGAAACCGATGATCGCGGACACGTCACACTTAAAGTTGATGACGAAATTACAGGTGAAGTAACCCTTACACAACAACGTCGTGTATCAAAAACTCTTGATATGGATATTGCAGAAGCTTTACTTAAAGAGCGTGGCATTTACGACAAGTGTGTCAAAATGATTCCTGTATTACAAGAAGACGCAATTATGTCTTGTGTTTATACAGATGAACTTTCAGAAGCTGACATTGATAAAATGTTTCCATCTAAAATTTCTTACGCATTTTTGGTTAAAGCATCGAATGACTGATGATTTAATCGAATCTACTTTTGCTGATTTAGATAGTTATTATCCAAACAGTAAAAGGAAAAGAAAACCAATAGTAGCTAAACCCTTAGAAACAAAGTTAGATACATCCTGGGATGCTAACCCTGTTACTAAAACATTACCCAATGGCAGAGACCTTGAAATGTTTACTATTGGAGCTCTAGCTGCTGCTGTAGGTCGCCCGGTTGTTTCAATACGTGCTTGGATCAAACAGGGTTACTTACCAGCATCTCCGTACCGCCTTCCAACAAAGAAGGATGTAAACGGAAAAGACCACGCAGGGAGACGGTTGTATTCAAGAGCCATGGTGGAAAAACTAGTAGAGATACTAGATAAGGCTGGACTATTGCACACAAAGCGAATAGAATGGCCTTTACACCGGCAGGTATCTTTAGATATAGCCGAGGCTTGGAGTCAAACCCGAGCAAATGAAAACACTGACAACTAACATAAAGGATGAAAAACATATGGCAATAAACCGAACAGAGGATTACCTCCCAACGGCAGATGAGTTTGCAAAGACAGACTCAGATATAAATGCAAGACCAGTTCAAAAGACAACTATCTCAACAGTTCAATCAGGTTGGGATGCCGCTGAAAAATCAGCAGTACCCGCAGGTGATTATCCAACCGAGTTCAAGTTTACTGACGGTGAGTATCAAATCGTTAAGTTCCTTGACCCAAACGGACCTTTCGCTGTATACAAGCAACACTTCTTGTCACAGAAAACCACTGGCAAGCGCTCTTACATTTCATTAGGAGCCAACGATCCGCTATGCGTAAAGCTTGGAAGCAAGCCTGAAGATAAGAAGGCTTTTAGCCTTGCTGTCCTGACCGCTAGTGGCGTAGAACGACAGATGCTTATTGCAAGTCCACGTCTTTACAAGACATTGCACGCCGCGCACTTTGCACCTACTGGCCCTCTAACAAAGAACTATTGGGCAATCAGCCGTACAGGCAAAATGCAAAGCACCGCTTACCTCCTTAATCCAGTTAAGGCTCGTGATCTTTTAGAAGATTGGGGCATTGACGTAACTGCACATGAGGCAGCACTTGAAGCACTAGTTCCTTACGAAGCTTCAGCTATTAAGTCCTCAACGTGGGAAGAACTAGAAGCCGTAGCTGATAGCCTTCTCTAAGTTAGTTCATTGCAGGTGGGGCTAGTGCTTAACGGCATTAGCCCCATCCTTTTAAGGGGTATAAAATGGATCATATAATTACAACTAAAGCGGACCTTGATGCGATGGTTGCTTACTATCTCACTCAAGACGCTTTTGCTTATGACGTCGAAACTGTAGGAGACAAACGTGGTATTCCAGCTGTTAACGAAGTACTTTGGCTTAGCTTTGCTACACACGGTCGCGGGGATGTTATTCCGATTGGCCACCCGCATGGTGAGTTTGAGTCAGAAGTTTTCCCGCTTACACCTCAAGGAGAAAAACGCGTACTTGAAGGTCTTCCATTACGCGAAAGTGATTACTCTGTTGATCGCAAAAAATCTATTAGATCTTTCGGACCGGCTCCTACGCAGCTATTCCCAGCAGAGGTCTTTGAGGCATTAAAACCTTTATTTTTTAACAACAATATTTTAACTGTAGGCCACAATTTAGCTTTTGATTTAAGCTCTGTGGCAAAGTACTACGAAGGTAATATTCCTTCTGGCCCTTATTTTGATACCCTTATGGGTTCTTTTTTGTACGATAACAAGAATAAAAACAAGTTGGGCTTAGATGATTGTTTACAAAGAGAACTAGGTTACTCAATGCAAAAAGGCATTGGACATATGGTGGAGATCTACGGTTTTAATGATGTAGCAAAGTACGCATTTCTTGATGCTAAATACACATTTCTACTTTGGAAAACCCTGGCCCCTAAGATTGTTGCCGCAAACGTAGAAAAGGTCATGGCACTTGAGATGGATGTTCTTTATGTGCTTTGTAAAATGAAATTAACTGGGGCGCCAATTGATACCAACCAGTTAAAGATTTTGTACGACAAGCTTACTGAAGAGGTTGAGGCAGCAAAGGCTGAGATATATTCTATTGGCGGTATATTTAATATGAATTCTAATAGTGATAAGCAATGGATTTTGTACGGCCCTAAAGAAGAAGGGTGTCGTGGTCTTCGTACCCAGGTATTAACCGGTCGAGGAGAAAAGAAAATTATTGCACAGGGTGAGCAGTCTTTAACTTACAAAGACTACTCTGTATCAGCTGAGGCTTTAGAGGAGTTTAGAGGTAAAGACGAGCTTGTTGACGCTTTACTTAAGTACTCTGAACTTAATAAACTTCTTAGCACATACGTAACACCTTACATAGGTGGAGAAGTTGTAAAGACTGTTAACGGCAAGTCTAAGGTTGAAGACAAAGAGAGTTTGCTGGTGAACGGTAGAATTTACGGTGATTTTATTCAGTGGGGCGCTGAGACTGGTCGGTTCTCCAGTCGAAACCCTAATTTACAAAACGTACCGGCCCCGCACACTGAGCACGGTCGAGCCATTCGTAACTTATTTATAGCGCCAGAAGGTTACAAATTAGTTGTAGCTGACTACTCACAGATTGAGCCGCGAGTGATTGCCTCCATGTCACAAGATGAGATCATGATAGATAACTATATGAAGGGCGAGGACATTTATACAACAGTTGGAAACACTATGGGTGTAGACCGTAAAGCTGGCAAGGTCCTGGTTCTTTCCATTGCCTATGGCGTAGGCCCAGACAAGATTGCTAAATCAATTGGTTGCTCAGCCAAAGAAGCTAAAAAATTATTAAATGATTTTTCTGAGAAGTTTTCAGCCATCAGCGACTACAAAAGCAAGGTTGTTGGGGTTGCCCGTAATCTAGGCTATGTCACAACCATCCTTAATCGTCGGCGTTACTTACCGGACATTACATCTAAAAACATAGGGTTTAGGGCTAGTGCTGAGCGTCAAGCCTTTAACACAAGAATCCAAGGGTCGGCCGCAGATATCATTAAACTTGCTATGATACGCGCCCAAGACTTTATCCCAAAGGAGGCAAGCTTGATACTCACAGTACACGACGAGCTTGTAACTTTGACTCCGGATCACCTAGTTAAAGACACTGAGATTGCTATTAAAGAGGCTATGGAGGGCATCAACTTGCTTTCTATACCCTTGTTAGCTGACATGGCAACTGTTCAAAAGTGGGGAGATGCCAAGTGAGATGGCTTCGCCGGCTTTTTGGCAGAGAAGAGTACGTTGTACATAGGCTAGAGATCCCGGTTAGCACTATAGTACGGTGGTATATGTATGACACAGATTTTGCTGATCAAAATGAATTAGCAGAATTGATTGGCCTTAGCAAGGTTAGTAAAGAAGGTGATGTAAAAGAGCAAGAGGATAGTGACAACAGATTAGAGGCTATAGAACAATACATTCCATTTTTAACACAAATGGCAGAAATTAGTGCAAATTTAATTACAACTATACATACAAAAGAACTACAAGACTCAGGTCTTTTAGTTGATTCAATTGATGATAGGCAGATAGAGATGATGCAAGATCTTTTTAAAACAATTGCATTGTCAACTTTAGTTGGAACTTTTTCAGTGGGAACGCATTTACAAATTATTAACCCAACCTCAGCACCAACGGGGTTCATACAAATGGAGGATAATCATGAGTAGTAATTGGTGGGCACAAAAACTTGGAACACAGCCTCAACAGACAGGAACACCTGCGCCGGCGTATGTAGCACCACAACCAGCGCAGTATGCAACACCTCAACAACCTACTTATCCACCTTCACAACAGACGCAGCCGTCTGCTCCACGTTGCCCAGGTTGCGGTAGCGGTAATTACGGAGGAACAGCAGAGAGCAGGGCTCGTTGTTACGATTGCGGCTACCCAATTCAACAATCAGGTAGT